CAGATCCGAGCTTGATCACTTGTGCCATCGCAATCGTTGCGCCAAGCTGAGATTCACCTGAACCTGTCGCTTCCGTCGCTTCGTAAACCTTGAAGTCCAGCTTGGCCGTAGTGAGCTGTCCTTGAATCGTCAGCAAGAAGAGCGCTTTCGCGTACTTCTTTAAGTTGAACCATTCACCCGTGAGGGAGGTCGCCCCCGTCATCGCTTGTAGTGCCGTGTCAAACTTCGTACTTTCTGCAATATCGTGCATATCAGTTCTCCTTTCCCCGTAGGGATTGACTTCTCTCTATGCCGCCAAACTTACGAATGGACTGACCGTGTTCGTTCCGTCCCGTAGGGTGAGAGGCTCCTGTAGCCAAGGCTTGCCGTCCATGTAGAACGTGGCCTTGATGGTCTCTTTGCCCGACAGGAAGTTACTGAACGTCTGATCCGACTTGATCTGCACTGGCATTCCCGGCTTGAGGAGGTAGTAACTCAGATCGACAAGTACGAGGTCACCAGCATCACCCAGCGCAGGCCCGATCTCGTCGTAGAACAGAGGTAGACCCATGAGACGTCCGCCTGGAGTACCACTTACCGCATCCTGCGTCCAGATCAGATGTCCAGCACCGTCCGTCAAGGTCATCAGTTGAGGCAGTAACCCGACACGCTGGCAAACCCACACGTAGTTTCCTCGCGTGAGAATCCTTGAAAGCATGTTCACTAGGTCAATGTAGTTCACCTCATCGTCAACGCTGCGATCAATCGAGATCTCTGCTGAGCATCCTCGGAATCCGAGGCACTCTCCTGCGCCCGTCCCAGTCTCAATCTTGTCGTCAAGGTACGAACTGATTCCACCCTGCAACAGCGAAGGCATAAGCTGCGCCATCGTTGCGGCGTTCGCCCTCAACTCTTCGGTGAGGATGTAGTACGCCCCGATCTTCTCCGGCTTCAATGTGACGAGTCCAACCTTTGGGGTCGTGAGCTTGGTGACGTTCTCCGCCTCAATCGCAGAGTAGACAGCAATCCCACCATAGACACCCTTCGATCCGCCTTGATCGAGATACGGAATCTTGATCTCGGCATTCGGAGGAGTCCCCGCGGGAAGCTCACGGCAATACCCACGAAGGTATGCACCCTCATCCGGTAGCTTGAGTAGCTCGCTCGACCACTGAGGAGCCATGAAGAAGCCACCATCGCCACCGCTCAGGGTGGTGAGATCGCGCCGCTCCATCTCGAACTTCTGCATCTTGGCAAGACGTTCGGACATACCCCCGCCCTGTCGTCCAGCGCGGTATACATCCTGAATGTATTCACCGATGCCGTCCTCACCGTAGCCGCAATACTCTTCCGGCTCTTCATCTCCAGCCGTTGCAGGCGCAGACAATCGCTCAAGGGTCGCGTTGACTGCGGCCTCGTGCGCTATGCGCTTCGTGTCCATCTCTTCTTGTGCGGCTTTCAGATCCGCCCCATACTGCGCCTTGAGTCGCGCTTCCATCCCTTCGACACTACCGGCCATGCTGGTAAGCGTAGCCGTCATCGCCGTGAGATCGTCCGACTCATCTCCCTCACCCTCATCGCCCTCACCCGGAATAGCCAGCACCGGGAACAACGGGAACAACAGAATACCTATCATCAACTTCCACAGTTTGCTAATCATGATACACCACCCTTGATAGCTCGCTCGATGCGAGCCAACTCTGTTCGGCACGCCCGCAAGTGGTCACCCGGCTTGCGCAACGGCTCCTGAGTGCCAACCGGCGGCTCAAGGAGTGCTGATAAACGCCCCATCTGAAACGCTGCCCCAACGGATATGATCCGCTTCCAGGGAGGCGTTTCGCCTAGTTTCTTGTAATACTTCGCTAACTCTGTCTTAATCGCGCCAACGTCTACGCCCTTCGCCTGATTCACTCGCGCGACTGCGTTGTAGATCGCCCGCGGGACTGCCTTCAATCCGCCGCCGATGATGTCGCTAATTGGGAACTTGTAGTCTCCTAGCTTCTCGCCATCCCCATCTACCCACAGGAACGCGCGGCGATACTTCGCCATATCCACATCCCCGTCGGCGTTCTTTGCCCACGCCTGCACCCGTTTGTTCGCTGCGCCCTTATCCCACTGAGTGGCCTTGTCAGCTAGTGGAAGATTCGACGACACGACGCCGCGCTCCTCTTCCTCTGTGCGCACACTTGTGATAACAGCTTCTTCATTGGCCGCAAAGTTCGTCGTCACTGGTGCTATCTCGTAACTCTGGACTTCCTTGAAGTGCACGGTTTCTTTCCCATCTTCCTCCACCGTGCGCTTCTTCACCACCCGGAACGTATGACTCATCTGCCCGATGTAGCCCTCATCACGGAACTTCATGCCACTATACACCTCTGCCCCGCGCTGCACTTCGAGATTAAGGCGGCCTTCCTTTACCAGTAGCCCGTGGTCGTCTTCCTCAATGTAGGCCAAGCCAATTGGCTCTTCAATCCGGTGCATCCAGGTAAGGGGGAGACGACCTTTGTGGTCCTTGATCGTCTTCTTGAAGCATCCCTTATCGAATATCGTGTCGTAAGAGTCCTTCACGCCAAACACCGACGCATAGCCGGTGAACAATCCTGGCTCATCGTCAACCAACCGAATACCGAACGCTCGCTCTAGTCTATTCGTAGCCATTAGCCTACACCCGACCCATGCCACACCCATGTGAGAACGGACGTGTAGTTGTCATCAGCTTTACTCGTCACGGTGATTAGGTAAGACGTGCTTTGCTTGAGTAACATGTGGACACCAGTCTCGCCTCTTAGGTCAACCTTCGTGACGATCTCCGTGCCGCCCGTATACGTGCCGCCATATTCAGCCACGCACCCACAGTCGTCGGGATGATCCCCTTGCCGGTTGCGATTGCGGAACGTCAAAGCCGTGCCAGGTGTCCCGATCGTCACGCCCTCAGTGACTGTCATATTCACCGTCAAGTGCGCGGAAATATCCATACCCACCCAGTACGATCCCGCTGCCGGCGTCGTGATTACCATCTTGATCGGGCTTAAGATATCGTGGTTGTTATTGAAGTAGCTCACCCGGTAGCCCGTGCTTCTCTCTGAATAATGCATGTGGTCGTTCATCTCATCACCTCGTTTCGTACGCCTCTGCGCATCTGCATCCTATCGTATCTTCTGGCCCGCCGTCACCTGGGAACATCGCGCCGCTCGGATAAGGCTCATCGAGTGGAATCCATCCCGCGCCTGAGTTGTCAATGTGTAAATCCCTCACCCGCTCATCACCCGAATTCATCCACATCTTCTTCGTCACGATCTTCGACTGCTTTGCCGCCTCGCGCATCCCGAATCCCGCCGGAGTGTGTACCTCCGTGCGTGCGATGATCGACGCTCGCCCCTTCGCAGCTAACGACATCGCCTCCCCTACCTGCTTGGCTACCTTCGGCAACGCTAACCCCTCAGCTAATCCCTCTGCCGTTGCAGCCTTGATCATGTCCATCGTCGTGCTTGTGATGCTCTTGACGTGCTCGGCACCATGTTCCTTCACCCATCGCTGCGACTCTGTGCTCCATGGATCGAAGTAGCTCTCCGCGCGCCCTGCAAGGTCATCCGCCTGCTTGGTCCCGAAGTCCTTGATCACGGCTCGCATGATCGTCGTGATGAGCTTATCCCACGCCGCACGATCAACGACCACTTTAGACCCGGCCTCGATTGCCTTGACCGCTGCCTTACGATCCGCTCCAAGCTGATCGAGCACCTTAATCTCTACCCCGCGCTCCCATCCCTGCTTGCGCTGATCGATCACCCGCCAGCCAGCCGCAAGCTGATCGTCCGTCTCACTGTTGACCGCCCGAGAAGATCGAGCGCCACTAGAGGTAGTCGGTAGCAACGTCGCGGGTATGTATCCCACGTCGCCGCCATCCACCGACCCTATGCCAAGATCGAGCTTCTCGTCGAGCGTATCCCACGGCACACCCATCGCCCACATACCTTTCGCAATCTCCGCCGCCTCAGTGCGCGCTGCTACCGCCGCCGGCATACCTGACAAATCATAATCGAGATACAGTCCGCCTTTCTGCGAAGGGAACGAAGTCCCGTATACAGCGAGCTTGTGGTTGATGACCGAGCGCATCTCTCTTAGTCGTGACTCGATCGGGCCTTCCCACTTCGCCTGTATCGCCCACTTCTTGTTCTCGTATTTCGCGTCGCCTATGCCAACCGCTTCCGGCTGCACATGGAATACCTCACACACCGCCCGCTCGTACAACACGAATGACTTGATGAAGTCCAGCTCAGCGGGCGACAATGCCAGCTCTGTGACCTCCATCGGCTCAGAGGGTAGCAATACCCCGTGTGCCTTCTTCGGCCCGCTCAGCTGCTTCCTAATTAGCTCTAAGAGCTTCGAGTGTTGCGGTACGGTGAGTGAATTCTTTGGCGACATTAGCACATCTTTCTTCGCCCGATTGCCAAGCGATTCCTTATTCCACTCCACCAACGAGTTCGACGTGTCCACGATCCGCGACGCCGCCTGTAGTGGTGACATCCATAGCAAGTCCGATCCCGGATCAAAGAATGTGAAGTGGAGAATCTCTTCGGGCTTGTACTCTTCTGTCTTCTTACCACCGAGGCTATACTCGTATTTAAGCAAGTGTCCGTTCTTGTCTGGTACAGGCGTTACTCGATCAGGTCGCAAGATCCACAGCCGGACCTTATCAGCTATCGGCTTCTGTAGGATGTACGCATTACCAGCCAGTGACTTGTATAGATCCGTCGCCTCGCACAGACGGCTCCACGGCATCTCCTGATTCGGCATGCGGAGCATATCCACGAGAGGGCCTTTGTCAACGATCTCGCCGTCTCGCTTCACAACCCACGGCACCGAGCCAACACAATCCGCTAGATCGCTGCCGACGGCGTAGACAATATGAGATCGCTTATAGCCCTCGGTGATGGCATTCTTTGCAGACCACTCTGACCAGATCGGTTGTCCAGCCGCCCACTCAGAACCGACAACGGGGGCAGACGCACGCTGCGCCGC